ATACTCCTGCTAATTGTAATGCTCATATTGAGATTGCTTTATCTAATGACAATATAACTTATACTACATTTAGAAACTTTGTAGTTGGCGATTACACAGCAAGATATTACAAGTTTAGAGTAACATTAAGATCATTTGATTTGGCTTCCACTCCAGTTATTAGTGCTTTGTCGGTAAGTATAGATATGCCAGATAGAATATTTAGTGGTAATGATATTGTTTCAGGAACAGGAACTTATAATGTTGTATTTACTTTACCTTTTTATTCAAATTCTTATGCAGTAGGAATAACAGCACAAGGATTAAACACAGGAGATTTCTTTACAATTTCAAATAAAACTGTTAATGGTTTTGATGTTGCATTTAAAAATAGTGGCAATTCAGGAGTTACTAAAACTTTTGATTATTTAGCTAAAGGATATTAGATAGAATATGGCACAACACGATTATAATATAGCAAATCAGGGTTTCCCTGCTTTTAGAAGCGATCTTAATAATGCGTTATCAGCAATTCAAACTACAAATTCAGGAACATCAAGACCAACAGGTGCAGTAGCTGGTCAGCTTTGGTTAGATACAACTTCTGCAACTACACCTACATTAAAATATTATGATGGTGCTGATGATATATCTTTAGCAACTATTGACCATTCAGCTAACACAGTAAACTGGTTAGATTCAACAGTATCAATTACTGGACTAACAACTACTGCAACAGGAACAGTTTTAACACTTTCAGATTCAGCAAATACAACAACAGTTAATTTAATTTTAGACAATCAAAAAGAAATTCGTTTTAGAGAAACAACAGCTAACGGAACAAACTATGTAGCATTAAAAGCACCAGCTAGTGTAGCTTCAGATTTAACATTTACATTACCTGCAACTGATGGTGCTTCTGGTCAAGCATTAGTTACAAATGGTTCAGGAGTTTTAAGTTTTGCTTCTGCTGGAATATCTTGGCAATCAGTTCAAACAACTGGTTTCACAGCAGTAGCTGGTGGAGCATATCCTTGCAATACTACTTCATCTGCATTTACTGTAACATTACCTGCAACTCCAAGTGCTGGAGATGAAGTTATAGTTTTAGATTACGCAGGAACATTTGATACAAATGCTTTAGTCATTTCTCCTAATGGAGGAAAAATAGAAGGTGCAACATCTAATTTACAATTATCAGGTGAACGAGAAGGTGTAAGATTAGTTTATATAGACTCAACACAAGGTTGGTTAGCTTATTCAGGAATTAATGAAGGAACAGATGCTTTATCGCCAGTAACTTATTCAATAGATTTTTTAGTAATAGCTGGTGGTGGAAGTGGTGGAGGAGGTATAGGTGGAGGAGGCGGAGCAGGTGGTTTTAGAACTTCAACTCAAACAGTATCAGCATCAACAGTAATTACAGTAACAGTTGGTGATGGTGGTGCTGGTGGTTCTACTGGTGCCGTAGGTAACAATGGATCTAATTCGTCAATTTCAGGTTCAGGTTTAACAACAATAACTTCTACTGGAGGTGGTGGGGGTGGTGGTACTACTACCGCAGGTGCCAATGGAGGTTCAGGTGGTGGAGCTAGTGCTACAAATTTTCCTAATTCAGCGATTGGCATAGGTAACACTCCAAATACATCTCCGAGTCAAGGTAATAATGGTGGTTTAGGTTTTGATGGTAGTGTTGCAATTACATTATCAGGAGGCGGAGGAGGAGCAGGTGCAGTAGGAGGAAATTCAACACAAAGTAGTGTTTCCGCTATTGGAGGAAGTGGTGGAAATGGAACGGCTAATTCAATAACTGGTTCTTCAGTAACAAGAGCTGGTGGTGGAGGTGGCACAGGAGATAATTCTGCTAATACACAAATTGCTCCTGGTGGTTCTGGTGGTGGTGGAAATGGTTGTCAAAATAGTGCTGGTGCAGGTGGTAGTGGAATTGCTGGTTCTGCAAATACAGGAAGTGGTGGAGGTAGTGGAGGAAATAGTGGGGGAGTTTCTGGTGCTGGTGGAAAAGGAGTTGTTATATTAAGTGTACCAACTGCTAATTATTCATCAACTACAACTGGTTCTCCAACTGTTACAACATCTGGTAGTAATACAATAATGCAATTTAATGGTTCAGGGAGTTACACAACATAATGGCATCTTTCGCAAAAATAGGATTAAACGGAAAAGTAATTGAAGTTCTTTCAGTAGTTAATGAAGTTTTACATGACAGTAATGGTGTAGAACAAGAAGCAATCGGTATAGATTTCCTAACTAAACTTACTGGTTGGGCTATTTGGAAACAAACATCTTACAATACTATTGGTGGAATACATACTAACAATGGAACACCTTTTAGAAAAAATCATGCAGGAATAGGTTATACTTATGATGAAGATAGAGATGCTTTTATTCCACCTAAATCTTATCCATCTTGGATTTTAAATGAATCTACTTGTTTATGGGAAGCACCAGTTGCTTACCCACAAGATGATAATAAGTATTCTTGGAATGAACAAACTTTATCTTGGGATTTAAGAGAATTTTAAAAAACGAAAGGAAGGATAAGTGGAAGCAACAATCAATGGAATATTTCCAACACCGATTTACATATCTAAATTAAATAAAGAATTAACATCATTAGAATTAAAGTTTGTAGATAAAAATAAAAAGGATTTCTATAAAAATGATGGTAACATTACATCAAACAATAATTATATTCTTAATGAAAAACCTTTTGCTAATATTAAAAAAGAACTAGATTTAAGAGTACAGGATTATTTTGATAAAGTTATTTCACCAGCTAATAACATTACACCTTATATTACTCAGTCTTGGTTAAACTATACTGAAAAAAATCAGTATCATCATAAACACGCACACCCAAACTCATTAGTATCAGGAGTATTTTATATTAACTGCCATGAAGAACATGATAAGATTAAGTTCTTTAACTACACATACAAAACCATTAGAACAGAAGTTAAAGACTGGAATATGTGGAACTCAGAATCTTGGTGGTTTCCTGTTAAGACTGGAGATGTTATTTTGTTTCCATCATCATTAACTCATATGGTGGAAACTAAGCAAGGAGATAACACTAGAATAAGTTTAGCTTTTAATGTGTTTATAAAAGGAACTATTGGTAATAATAAAAATTTAACTGAACTTGTTTTATAATGCCAAAACTATCAATAGAAGAAACTATTAAAGCATACTCTAATGAAAATGGTTTTGCTTGGGGTATCAATACAGTAATGAAATCCTTAGCACCTAATGTTAGCCATGATTTAACTTCTGCTGGAGGAACATTTATTATAGATAGATGGGATTCGCCATTACCTCAACCTACATCTCAGGAAATAAGAGATGAATATATTAGACAACAAACTATTGCAGAATGTGTAGAATACTTTAATAAGGTTAAATGATTACATTAATAATAGGTTTAATAATTGGAGTGTTTCTAGGTTGGAAATACGAACTAGCCATTAACGACTTCATAGAGTCAATTAAGATTCATTTAAACATCAAGTAGTCTTGAACTTCGTAAGTTGCAACATTATATGTTGGCAATAACAAACGGAGATAACAATGCTAAACTATTCAGACTTTAAGAACTATTGGTCTAAGTTCTACGCAGATGCTTTTGAAGATGCTAAAACATTTTGGAAAGACTATGCTAAGAACGTAGAACAGTTCTATAAAAAATAACTTTATTAAAACACAATAGTTTGATAAACACACTGCATAATATTAATTGCATTTACAAACTTTGGATTGGTGGGTGTGTCTTGCTAAAGTCTTGCAAATGCTTAAACGACAATGGCAAGAACTCACAACGAAGAATTAATCAGTCTAAAGGGACATATAACAGGAATCCGTAGAGAAATTAAAATACTAGGTACTTCAGTTTATAAGCTGGAGAAAAGATTAGAAAAACTATTCTGGTCTATCTTTATTGCTCTTGGAACTTTAAGTATGGCACTATTAACTTTATTCCTTGCCAAGTAAAACGAATACAACTAGTAGTTAGTTATGGACACAAGAAGGATTCTGGTTATATCAGATTTACATTTGCCTTATCATAGGCAAGATTCTTTTGATTTTCTAAAAGCATTAAAAAAGGAATACAAACCTACATTCGTAATGTCTAT